AATAATTTGCAAGAAACATGGTAGTTACTTTCAAATTCCAAACTCGCACTTGAATAATGAAGGATGTCTTAAATGCGGAATTGAAAGAAGAAAACTTTCAAAGGTTTTATCGAATTCTGAATTTATTAACAGAGCAAATAAATTGCATAATAATCGTTATGATTATAGTTCAAGTGTTTATATTAGAGGACATCAATTATGTGCAAATTATGAAAATACAAAAAATCTTAGAATGACAACAGAAGAATTTATTAAAAAGGCAAAAGCATTTCATCTTAATATGTACGATTATTCTGAAACTGAATATAAAGAAAACAACGCGACAAAAGTAAAAATTATTTGTAGAAAACATGGTCCATTTTTTCAAGAACCATTTTCGCATATTTCTGGAAAAGGTTGCCCAAAATGTATAGGATCTATCGGAGAACGTAAAATTAGAAAATACCTAACTGAACAAAAGATTAACTTTGAAGAACAAAAAACATTTCCAAGTTGTAAATTTAAACGAGCATTGAGATTTGATTTTTATTTGCCAGATTTTAATATTTTAATTGAGTATGATGGAATTCAACATTTTCCAGAGGAAATAGAAAAATCAAACTATAAGCCAATTGTCAAATTTAACTTAGATTTTGAAAACGTAAAACTACGTGATGATTTTAAGACATCTTGGTGTGAAGAACATCAAATCAATCTTCTTCGTATAAAATATGATGAAGTTCCAGAACTCAAAATAAAAGAGTATTTGGAATTTCTTGAAATTCCGGTTGATACAAAAATTTAAAAATAATGTTTTTAAAATCATTTTTCAAAACAAGAACAATATTTGTACAAATAATATTATTGTATAAATGAAAATATTATATACCGATATTTATTCTACAATTACAGTAAATGTTCTTGGACAATTTTTAAATTTTGAACGTTGTGTTTGGAAAGATGTTCCAGATATTATTGCACGAGAACTTATAAAAGGAAATTTTTTTATTTCAGAAAAAGATGTTCAGTTCAATAAAACATTATTTGATAAAAAAAATAAAAATTTGGCAATTAAAAGGTTTGGAGCATTGGGTGATTTAATTATGTTATTACCAGTTATAAGGTATATAAATCGGAAAGCAGAACGAATCGTATTTACTTTAATTACATCGGAATGTTATATTAATATTTTTAAACCTGAAACAGAAACATTTAGGGATGTAATTTCTTTAACAAAATATAAAAAACAAGATTATGATCGTATTTTATATTTAGATGGAGTTTTGGAAAAAGATCATTCTTTAACAAATTCAGAAAGAATGATTCATAGAACAAAATTATATGAAAGATTTTTTGATATAAAAGTTGATAAATATGATTTTTCTATGAAAATTGAACAGTTTGTTGATGGAGTTATTGCAGAATGCTTTTAATTAACAAAAGTAATTGTTCTCAAATTATAAAAAATCCTACAAATATTTTTCCGATTGTAATTTATCAGAACATGGCATTTAATTCTGATATAATTTCAGGATTTAAATTTTGGGAATTATTTGAAAAATTTAATACCGAAATTTTCAAAAATAAAAATAGTATAGCATTTTTTAGAAGTTTTGCACTTGGAGATATTTTACAATTAATTCCTGTTGTTAGATTAATAAAAATAAAGTATAATATTAAAATTGTAGCAATTGTAACATTAATGAATATTATTAAAGAACTTCGAGAATCATTTAGAGATATTTTATTTTATACAGAATCCAGATTTATGAATTTTACCGATGTTATAAGTTTTAATTTAGATGGAATTCTCGAAAAAGATCATAACCCAAATAATTTGGAATCGAATAAGCACAGAGTTGATATATATTTGAATGCAATGGGAATTGAAAATTATAATAGGAATTTCAATTGGAATCCTACAAATCTTCCAAAGGAATTAAATATTGTAATGTCTACTAATAGAAAAAAAATTGGATTGCAAATTAAGGGCTCAACTGATATTAAATCTCTTCCAATTGCGTTCGTTAGGAAATTAGCAATTGAATTAGCAGAAAAATATGAAATTTATTTGATTCATCACACTAATAATTATGAAATACAAGGAAAAAATATTATAAATACATGTGGAAAATTTAGTGTTTCAGAAAATATTGCTCTTTTGACAAAACTTGATTGTTGTATTACAATGGATTCTGGAGTTCTTTGGATGGCGCATGTTGCAAATTGTCCAGTATTGACAATTTTGGGACCAACCAGAGAATCAGAAAGATTAACATTACATCCGCAATATCCGCAAAAAGCAAAATCTATAAATATTGCAGAAGAATTAGTTGGTTGTAAACCTTGTTTTGAAACTAAACAATATTGTAAAGGCAAAATAAATTGTATGAGAAATTTTGATTATGATAATTTAATAAAACTAATAAAAATCAAAATAAATGAAATTTTAGGAGAATAAAATGGGCAGACATAAAAATATTACACAAAGTACAAATGAAGTTATAGAAGATAACGTAGAAGGTTCTAATTTAGTTATAGAAGATAATGTAGAAAAATCTGAATTATCAACTCTTCAAAAAGTTGAGGAACCAAAAAAAATTAAAATAATTGATAATTTTGAAGAAGAATATTATAAATATTTAAAATCTACAGGTCTTGATGTAAATTTTCGTGGAACTTGGCAAAAAATGTATGCTTATTTTATTAATCAAATTTTCGGAATTAAGGGAAAATTCGTATTAGACATTGGTTGTGCAATGGGGGCAATAACTTCTTCTTTTGCAGAATATAAGGCGAATTGTATTGGTGTAGATATTTCAAAGTTTTTTATTGAAAATAGTAAATTTAAAAATATTAAACTTTTAAATACTCCAGCATGGAACTTAAAAGAAATACCAGATAGTTCTATTGATTTTATTCATTCAATGAAGACATTTAATTATATTCCAGAGAACAAAATTTCAGAAGTATTTAGTGAAATGAAAAGAGTTGCAAAAAATGATGCAATAATTTTCATTGTCTTAGATGCAATGGGATATCAAAAAATTAAACAAGAAGATTCTATCATTCCTAGTACTATTTTTCCAAAGTTCTTTTTTGATGAACATGCCAGAAATTGTGAAATGAAAGATGGTTCAAAATTGTTTTATCCAAAATTGATGCAAACAAGAACTCCTGGTTGGGACTTTATGAGGAAGTATGATTGGCCGTACTTACTTTATAAAGTAGTAAAGTGAGGAGAGCTTTATGTCATTTACAAATGTTGAAATTTTAGATGAATTAAGACAGGAATATTCATTAAGTGTAACATCTTATCCAGATGTATTATTAAACCGATTGATTTTACGCGCTGTTAATTTTATTTCTGAATATTACCCGAATAAAGAAATGAGTTCTCTTGAAACAGTGGCAGATCAAACCAGATATACTGTAAATGTAAATGATTTAATTAAAGTTACAAAAGTATATTATACTGATTTGCTTTCTTCTGAAAATGTTTTTGGAGATCCAGAACTTCCATCAGATTTTCCATTAAATAATATTGGAAGTACATTTGCAATTTCTCAAGGGTTTGAATTTATAAAACGAATAGAAATGTTAAAAACATTATATCCAAAAGCAGGGGAGATTGTAGATAATAAAAAGTTTGATTTAATTCCAACTCCAATTAAAAGTGGAATAGTTATTTATTTTGAATATGATAAATATCGTGTTATAGAGGATCTTCCAGATACATTCAAAGAAGAATTGATTGAACTTATTTTTTATTTTTTAGCAGATAATCAAATTAAATCAAAACTTGCTACTTCTGGTGGGAATCAATATAATTTTGAACGAAAAGGAAATATCACTATTGATTCTCCACAAAATACACAAAGTACATTCAAAACACACCAAGAAAACAAAGAAAGAATTATTAAGAACATTCAAATGAAAGTGATGAAAATGTAATGCTACAGGGAATTTTACATTTTACATTTAATCTTGGTAAGTATCAAGATGATTTATCAAAGGCAATTAGGTATTTAGTTGCTGTGGAAAAATCTGCACAACAATTATTAGTGATTAAACCCGAAAAATTATTGAAAAAAGTAAAAGACGATACTCGTTCTTTTTTACAAATGAACAATGTTAAAATTAAAGGTATTACTAAAGATTTTATTTCTAAATTTAAAATAAGTGTTATAGGAACAACAAAAAGAAAAGAAATAATTATTAGAAATACAATGTTTACTAAAAATAAAACATATCGTGAAGATAAAAGAAGTAGATTTACTCCAGAAGTACAAGGTTCTGAAATTATTAATTTGTTGAATTATGGAAGAAAATCGTATGTAATTCCAGGACCAGAAAATAGAAAACAAGCAAATCATATATTAATTTGGAAATATGGTTCAACTAAAATGTCTTGGAATTGGAAAAAGAAAAGGAGGCTGATACATGTCCCAAAAAAAGAGCCTATGAATTTTTTAGAAAATATAAAAATAATTGCAGATGATTTTGCAGAAGAAATTAGACAAAAAATTAAAACTAGAGAACAAAATTTATAAATGGAGTTCGTATGCCAGATTCAAAAAAAGAACAAATCCTAAAAGCATTAGAAAATACATTACTTGCTATTATAATTGGAGATAAACCATCCTCGAGCTCTGTTTATGTTTACGAAAATACCATTTCATATTTGAATAGACAGTATTTAGCTATAACTCCAGAAGATATTGAAAATAAACCAAAACCTTGGATTGTATTAAATAATAACGGAGAATCATTTGAACCATATCCAAGTGAAAAATTTGATAACAATTTAATGATTTCAATTGCTTGCTTTGTTCAAGCAACCGAATCATCCCCAAACCTAGATTCTTTGATGAACAGTTTACAAAAAGACATTATTATTGCTATCCTATCAGATAGGAGACTCGGAGGATTGGCAACTTCCATGACTCCCAGAACAATTTTGACTGTAGATGAACTAATTTATCCATTTGGTGGATTTGTTATCAATCTTGATATTACTTATGGATTCATGGGAATAAACTTATAAAAGGAGAACAGATATGACTCGTGCAATAGGTTCAAATGCTATTGTCAAATTCTGTCAAGAGCAGACATGGGGTGTTACTCCAGATCCAGTGGCTCTTGGTAAACTTACTTTTGGAATGAACTTGCGTTCCGAAGGTCTTGGACTATCTAAAAATACAATTCAGTCTCAAATGATTAACCAGTACCGTTCGGTTGTTGGCCTTACAGACGGAAACAAAGCGGTTGCCGGAAACATTGTAACAGACTTGCTTCCAGAGGGAATTGAAGTTCTTTTCCGTCATTTGCTTGGAAAACCAACTGTGATCACAACTGGTTCTGGCCCATATACTCATATAATGAAGGGTGATCCTGGTTATCTTGAAGGTCTTTCATTTGAAAAAGGATTTCCGAATATTAATGAATATATCCTATATAGTGGCTGTCGAATTAATACTTGTACCATTGATATTCCACAAGAAGGATTTGCTGGGGTAACATTTGATTTTGTTGGTAAAGCTGAGAATACTAATACTTCTACCCAAATTACAGGAGATAGTGTTTATGGAACAAAAGATGGATTTAATGGTTATCAGTGTAATGTTTATATTAATAATACTGGTTCGTATGTAGCAATTGGGAAAGTTACAAAGGGAACTATTACAATCTCTAATAATATCGAGACAGATGCTTATGTTCTTGGTTCTGCATTTAGAGCAGATGAAGCATTGGGGACTCGAGATTGTAAAGGCGATTTTGAGGTCTTCTTTGAAGACCTGAATATATATAATTTGTTTGTAAATGGTACTTCTTGTGGAATCAAATTTGTATTTGATAATGATGTTGAATCAATTATTTTTGAATTTCCAGAAGTTAAAATTGGTGGTGAATCTCCGAAAATTGCTTCTGCTGGCGGTGTTAATCTTCCTTTGAATTTTACTGCAAAAAGAAATATTGCTGCTGCGACAGATATCATTGTTACATTTGTTAATAGTACGGTTTCGATAGAAACTGCTCCAGGTGAATAATTATAACTTGAAATGTTGAGTTTAATGTGGTACTATTTCTTAGGATTATTTTCTTGGGAAGTAGTACCACACTTTAATACAATTTTGAAGGAGTATTTTAAAAATATGATTAAACTATCTGATTATGTTGTTAAGA